CCTCGAGAGCGTACTTACCGTAGCCCATGGCTTTGACCAGCGGGTTCTGCATCTGCTGAAGCTCCTTGGCTTCCGCAATACCGAGTCGCCGGTTCAGTTCCTCGTGGATGTGCTCCAGATACTCCTGAGCCTCCGCTTCGCCATTCTTGGCCAGCAGGTAGTCGTAGGTGTCAACCTCTTCCTGTTTCATGCCGAGGTACAGGGGGTGTTTGTTGTCTCGATAATAGTGGACCACGTTCACAGGAATGTCGCCCATCGCGCCAGTCATCTGTCCGGCTTTTGCGGCACCGGCGGCGGCATAGGTCTTAAAGTCATCCTTCTTGGCCAGCTCAGCATACTGGGCGTTTTTCTTCGCCGTCTCCTTGTACTCGTTGTGCCGATTAAGGTCGCGCTCGTTCTCTCGCTTCTCGGAGACCAGCTTGTCGAGTTCTTTCTGGGTCTCGGCCATACCGGGATAATCCAGCGTTTTCTCCTGCTCCTTCATCTTGGACTGGAGTTGAGCGATTTGCTGGTCGAGCTTAGCATTCGCCCGGTGGATAGCTCGGGGCTCAAGACCTGCGATGCGCACCTGCTCGGCCAGCGCGGCCTTAGTCTGGACCGCCTGACCCAGTTGCTTCTTCTGCTCCTTGAGCTGGTCGACCTTAGCCTGTGCCTCAGCTGCTTTATTTTGATTGGCCTTACTGGGCTCGTACTTGGCGTGCACCAACGCCTGCCGCATGAGACGCTCGGCCTCCTTCAACTCCGCGTCGATGCGCTTGGCCTCGGCGTCATAGTCGAAGTTCTTGTACAGGTCGTTCCACTTTTGGTAGTCCTTCCACGCGGCGTCGTAGGCAGAGTATCCATCGGACAGCGCCTTAAAATCCCGGTTGTAAGCATCCAGAGACGCCTGATCTCCGAACATCAGAGAGCCGTCTGCTTGGAGCTTACCGCCGTACTTGCTGGCCAGAGTATCCGTGATGTTAGCCGCAGTAGCTCCGTACCCAGAGAGCAAGTTGCTGAACGAGTTAGTCTGCGTCTCCACAGCACCGGCACTGACCTCCAGACCCTTCACTATTTGGTCGTAGGTGTAGGAACCGGGGGTCGTAGTGATAGCGGTGGTAGGAGCGGAAACCGCCGCCGGAGTCGTAGGTTTCGCCGTAGGCACAGAGGAAACGACAGCAGAAACCACCGGAGTCGGGGTGCCATAGAACACATCCCGAATTCTTCCGGTTCCAGCTTTTGTCTGTTTCTTCTGGGGTTCCTTTCCGGAGAAGACATCCGATATTCTTCCCATCTTTACTTTCCTCCTGCCGTTAGTTTCGCATACCCATCAACCTCAGCCATCAGGTACTCAGCCCCCGCCAAGGTGAGACGTGCCGGATATGCTCCGTATTTATCCTCAAGCCAAGCGACTACTTCTTCTCGGGTCTTCCCCTTCAGCAAAAGGTCTCTGACTCCTTCATAGGCTTCCTTGATGTGTGTGCCGAACACGCCGTTGTCTTGGCCGGTCATTACGTGGGTATATCCCGTCTTTCCATCCCAGTGGGCTTCCGGATCGACTTCTGGCCCTCTCTCCGCCAGCCAGTCCATGTAGTAGTCTCGGAGTTCCGACGCCTCGGTGGCCGTGTAGCCCTGAGCGAGCAGGGCCGCATAGGCCTCACCCTCGGTACGATACCCAGCGTCGTAGAGCTTCTGGTACACATTCCCTGTGCCCTTAGGGGTACCACCACCGCCAGAGCTCTTGGCGTTCTTCCGCTTGTAGTCGGCAATGCGAGCTTGGATGTAAGCGTTGTCCGCCCAGAGCCCACCGGCCAGTGCGGCAAGGTTCGCAGGAGGAGCGAGGCCAACAGTGACATACTTCTCGCACTCTTCCGCCGCCGCTTTCTGCGAGGCAAGGGTCGCTTCGTTCTCCTGAGCGGCTTGTGCGCTCAGAACCCACGTGTTGACGGTCTCAGGGGAAATCCGATAAACATCCCACATCGCAGACAACATCTCCTCGGACACCTCGCGCCCTGCCTGAGCCTCGGCGATACCGATTTGCGCGATGCTCTCCTTTACCTCTTGGGTCATCTGCCCGTTGTAAACGCCAGTAATCTCGGACTCCTTCAAATCGAACTCGGCTCTCCACTGATCCAACTGAGCGTTGAACTGAGCCTCCTGCATGGTGAACTCCGCGCCCCACTTTTGAATGTCCATCAGTTGGCCGAGATAAGTCTGGGTCAATTGCAGAATAGCGTCCGCCTTTTGGAACTCACCCTGTGCTCGCAGGTCAGCGATTTGCCGCTGGGTGTCCGTGGCCAGCTTGGTTCGGGCGGTATTGATGGCTCGGCGGTTGTTCATCGCCGTAGCTTGGATCTGGCCGTACTGAGCCTGACCAATACCGCCGCGGTCACCACGAGCCTCCGCGTACAGGGCTTGGTTATCGAGGGCCTTTGCCTCGTCAATATCTACTTGGTTTTGCTGAGTCTGGAACTGCTCTTGGGCGTCCTCCTCGGCGCGGGTCAACTCTTTTACGCCTTGGCTGACGGCATAGTCCGCTTGCAACTGAGCCTGTTGCAGGCCCAAATCTCTAATCGTGCCGGCTGTCCCAATCATACCGGACACGATTGAACTTGCACTGGATCGTTTCTCTTCTTTGGGCTCAAGAGGAATATACTGGCTGCCGTCGTCGCCGCCGGAGTAGTTGTACTCAGCGCGCTTCGATTGAACCAAACGGTGCAGTTCTTTCTGCCTCTCAGGAGTGGCCGAACCCCACTCATCACGCCAAGCTTTGACCTCCGCGTAGTCGGTGGGGTTCATGTGTTCTTTGTCATGGTCGACGCCACTGGTGTCCGCGGGCTGCCAATGGCTGGCGGCACCACCGGAGCTACCGCCGGAGTTACTACCGGAGTTACTACCGGAGTTACTACCGGAGTTACTACCGGAGTTACTACCGGAGTTACTACCGGAGTTACGACCGGAACTGCTCGCCGTATTCCCAGTGACAACGCCAGACGCTGTTTTCACTACAACCTCGGGGCCACCCATTGATGTCTTTTGCGTAACCGTTCCGTCTGCGTGTTTCGTTATGATGCCGCCAAGACCTTCCAGTCCCTTCATATAATCGGGTGCCGCCATGCTTACCCCTCCTTCTTCGCCGCCACGATCATGGTGGCGACTTCTTCTCGGGTGGCAAAAGACCGAGGTCTCGTGCCGTCCGTGATGCCGGCTTTCTTAGCCTCGGCCATCTTGCTCCACGAACTTTCAGGGAGCTCTGCCTGTCGGGCCAGCCAGTCGGCAATCAGCTTATCAAACTGTTCTTGGGTCACAGTATCTTCCTCCTCGTAGGCGGGGCGATAAGCACCCACGATATACTTTTTATCTCGGCGGCGACGCATCACCGCGCCACCGTTGGCCTCGTTGCCCGAGCCGGTGTTGCCGTCAATGGTGGTGATGCACGCGCCATCCCAACTCTCGCACACACCTACGTGGGCAGCGCTTTTCTTACCAGAGAAGTTGAAGAACACAACGTCCCCGGGCAAGTAGTCTCCCTTTACCCACTGCTTTCTGTGGTAGTTCAGCAGAGTTGGGCAGTAGGCGGTTTTGTTCCCCCCGTAAAACAGCTCGGAGGCTCCGGCTTCCCGGAACAGCCACCACACGAAGGCACAGCACCACGGATAGCCCGAGCCTTTGACTTCTCGGTCGTAATACGCGGTGTTGTATTTCACGTGGTTACTGCCGGCGGGGGACTCGGTTACTCCGAGTTCCCCGCGAGCAAGGTCAAGGACTTTATCAGCTGTCATTCTCCTTGCCTCCCAACTGCTGGTGCAACTTCAGAACGGCCGCTTCGACAGCGTCAGCCACGGCATCGTTATCCACGTCGAACCCACGGTCAGCAAGCACGGACAGGGCATACTCCAATCGCTGTTGGCCGGAGCACTGATGATACAACTGCTGAGCCGCTGCCACCGCGATATCTACCCAGTTAAGCAGATCTTCGCGCTGGGCGGCAGTAGTCTTGCCCTTCAGCCAAGGGATCAGGAACACGGTGATAAGGGTTACGGCCAGTGCAACGACGGCCTCCAGAACAGGTGTCAGGTTAATCATTACTATCCTCCTTTTTCTGCAAAGCGTTCTTTCCGAACATCAGCGCCAGCTCCCCGCCGAAGAACGCCAACACGGGGACCAGCAGGCCGGAGGCATCCTGCCCCGTCCGAGACAGGATGCGTAAAGCCCAAAAACTACACAGCGTACCAGCCGCAACGCACCACACCACCATCAGCTTCCCGAACAGGTGTGGAACATTGGCCAGCCACTTTTTTCTCTTCTTTGCACCCATAGTCTTTATTGCTCGTGGGCACTCTTGTTCAAGTGCTTGTCCAGCATTTGCAACGCATCTTTGCAGGGGCCGTTGCATCCCTTCTCGATGAGGCCTTGCAAGGCACCCCGCAGGCCGTAGCACAGGATTTGCAGTTCCGCCTGCGTTTCGGCGTGGTGCTTGGCGTCTTCCTCCCTCAGTGCTTTCATATCAGCATCGTGCTTTTCGCCCAAGTCGTGGAGCTCCACTTTTTGCTGGCTGGGTGCTCGGAGCCAGTCCACCAGTTTGAACACGGCGGCCACGATAATCGCTGTTCCGGTCAGCCAAGAGGCGACACCTTGGATCGTCAGTTGCTCCATTACTCACCCACCTCCGCTACCTCAATCGGTTGGTCGGTCTCGGTGTAGGTGCGGCCCGAAGTGTCCGGGTCGATAGCCTCTTCGTAGAGAACACCAGCGCGTTCAATCCACATGCCCGCGTCGGAGTATGTACGGATGAACTCTCTTCCGTTGATGGACAATCGTTCAGTCACAATCATGAGTAATCGCTCCCTTCTATTGGGTGGAAACTTACGACACCATAGGCACACAGAACACACCAATTCGTAGCGTTCTCGTACTCACGAATAAGAGCCTCCGGGACATAGATTTTTACCGTCCACTGGATGGCGTCGAAAGCGTTTCCGTTGACGAGAGTGGTAAGCTCCTCCCGGCGCAGGATAAGGTCGCCGAGTCGGGTGCACTTACGAAATGCCTTAGAACAAACACGCTCGGCGTATCCGAAATCCACAAACACAAGTTGCGGGTTGTTAAAGAAAAAGTATCCGTTATTTCGGCCAGCATATCTCGGCATCTCCACCCACTGTAGTTTCGGGCAGTTAGAGAACACAGAACCGCCGATGGCATCAGTCAGCGCGGGTAGGTAGACCTCCCGGAAGTTGCGATAGGTGAAGGCATAAGGAATAACCGTGGTAACTCGGTCGTTGCTGTACACCTCAAGGTCTTCGCAAATGGCTCGGTCGGCGTCCACCTGTCCGTCGGCGTAACCGCCATCCCAGCCCACGCCGTATCCTGCTCTCCAGCCAAGGTCATACTCGCTCTGCAACTCCTCCTCCGAGGCGCCAGAGGCCGTCACAACAATATCACGGTCGCAATAGGTTCCCGCGGTAGGGAGTCTCACAGACTTACCGGCTTCAACTTCGATATTAAAACTCATTCGCTCTCCACCTCCGCAACAGAGATGGCCGCCCCGTTATACACAGGCAGGGCCGCCAGCACCTTTTCCACAACGCCGTCCTTGGTGTCCCGATAGACCTTCACGTTATCAAGGCCAATTCGCCACCCGTCGTCAGGAACTGCCACGTTTGCGAACTCGCCCAAATAAAGACGCAAGTCGTGTGGAATAGCCAAATATTCAGGCGTGAGGTGGTCATAGGCCTTTTCGGTGACGCCATAGCTGGAACCGTCCGCGGGTTCGCTATCCGTGTCCCGCTCCCACATCTTCATTGTGATCTTGCCCACCCGGACATACACCTTGACCCGATACCAGACACCGGGCCGGCAGAGAAAAAAGTCACCCGTTGCATCTTTGATGATCGGAGACTGCACTTTCTTTCCACCAATAACCGTATAGATCCGGTTCGTACCTAAATTATTCACCTTTGCAGAGAGAGTCTCGCCGTTGACGGTGAACAGGCGGATATCGAGACAGTCCGTCGTGGTCGTGCCTTGTGTAACGGCCCCCTGATAGGTGGACATATAATCGACCTCTACGATGTGCTCCCCTTGGATGTTGTGCTGTAGCAGGGTGGTGGCTCTCTCGCCTGTCAGGCTCCGCACCATCAGGTATTTGTTGTCACCGTCTTGTACAACATCGTGTCTGACGTTATCCGTGGGGTAGCCGTTGGACACGCGCCAATCAGCCGCGGCCTGCTCCATGAAAGTGTTTTCGCCCGGAGCATACCGCTCAAAATCATCCCGCATAATGGACCAGATGGTACTGTCCACAGGGTCAAAACCGTCGACGCTGGTAATGCTCCCATCCGTGTAGGAGAGCTCCCAACGTCCGTTCTGCGGGTTAAACTGACAGCCTGCAATACTCCGGCCGACAGACGTGTACCCGCTGTCTACGTACTTCTCTCCGTCCCACTCCCACCAGTTTCCATTCTCGCCAACGGTAGCCGGGTGAACTTTACTGTTTTCAACTCGGGCCACGTCGTCTCTAATCTGCTCCGCCGCCGCCGTGATTACGTCCTTACTCTCGAGCACAGCAGCCAAGGCACTCTGAGTCGCAGAGGCTGACTCGGATGCCAAGCTACAGGCAGCAGACGCAATCTGAGCAGCTTCCTCGGTGGCGGCTCTATCTTCACCGGTCTTAGCCGCGGACTCTACCGCTGCCGAGCCTGCGGCCACTGCCGCGTCCTTGGCCGCCTCTGCAACACCCTTCGACTCTTGAGCGGAAGTCGCCGCTGTTTGCGCAGTCGCCGCAGCGTTCAGAACATCAGCCTTGAAGTCGGCATCAAACCTTCTCGCTACCTCGACGACCGCGTCCGCGTTGGCCCTCGTTTCCGCTGAAGCATCAACGGCCTGTTTGCCCGCAGTCAGGATCCTATCCAAGTACCCAGCTTGGGGCTCCGGAACATCTACACACGCACTCTTAGCTTCCTGCACCAAAGTCTTAAAAGTGTCGGTCTTTGCGTGGTCGTCGTCCACAAACCAGTGCAAAGAGCAGTAGCCCTGACCAGCGAACTCAGTCCACTCGGGGCCAATCTCCCACACGGCTTTGCCGTCGGCCTGAGCAGGCAGGATTGCATACTCCAGAGGGTCGGTAGGTCGCTTCACAACCAGTTGAACCACACCGTCGCCGTAAGTCTTTGCGTAGTGACTCAGATTAAACTCAACCCGGGTCACGCCGTGTTCGCCTTGTTTACCCAAAAAAATGGGTTGGGCGATGTCAGCTTTGATTATAGTCATTCGGATACCTCCTTACCGAAAAGCGACGTAGCAATACTGTTGGCCAAGATTGTTCGCCTGAGTTGCCGTACTGGTGGAATACCAAGATACGGAGTTCCCGGTAAAAACAGGCCGGGCCGAGACGGCAAACTGATTGGCCGTGGAAGTGTTACTCGCCGGGGAAACACATACGCCCCCAAGAGGAGTATTAAACAGGAACATACAGTTGGCAGCGGTCTGAGTGTGCCCGAACACAATCACCATGGAGGGGGTAAAAGGGAAGTCCAGCACATTCGGGTGGGTCTTCCCGTACACACCGGTGCCGACATAGGAGCCTCGCTCCGAACCGCCACACACTGCGACTCTATCCATCGGAACGCCCATATATTTATACTCCATACCGTCTTTCTCGCCGGTGTCGGGGTATTCATTCCGGGCATCTGAATGCACATCCTCCCAGTTTCTGGCGGGTACATTAGGATACACCTCACACACGGGCTTCGACCAGCAGTACCAACCTCTACTGGTGTTGTTTTCTGACGCTGTCGCGTTATCCGGCACGTAGATGATATACCCGGAGTCGTTCTTAACATATTTCCCCTTCAGGTCAGGGAATACGGTAGAAAAGTTGCTCTTATAGGAACTGTTGGTGAGCGTAATCTCCGTCGGGTTTACAAGAACGACAGCCCCGGACAGGTCATGGGTGATGCCGTCTGCGTAAGAAATGGTAAACGACTGGGTCGCCTTATACGCAGCAGACACAATGCCCACAGTATCGTATACGTAAGTGTAGGAGCTGGGCGACTGCTCAGCACCAACAACAGGCGCAAACGTCGTCGCCGCAGGTCGTCTCTTCCACCAGTGCTCCATGTACGTGTGAGAAGGCGCCAGCTTGACCAGCTCGTCCACGGGGTCTATGAGCTTGGCGACCTCACTCACGTCCTTGCCAATAGGGCTCAGCTTTTCCAAGGCCTCGTACACAGTGGGAACCAGACTGGTGATACCGTAGGACTCCGCCAACTTGTACTCGCCTACTTTGTTATCCAGCATAATGCTACGGGAGCCGAGCTTGTCTATGTTAACAGCCACCGCATCCAAAATTTTCTGCTTCAGGGTATCCAAAGCCCCCTGCACAGTACTGGGCTCGGAGTCGAAGTCCACAGCACCGAAGTTGGCGGCGGCGGGGGACTCTGCCATTTCATCAATCAGTTTGTGGATGGCGTCCTTTGTCTCCTCGTGCAGGGCCTGCATATCCGCACGGACAACCTCTTCTTCGTTTTCGATAGTCTTAAAGTCGTCGGCGTTTCTCCAGTCCCGCTTAAACTTAAATTTCGTAAAACCCATGTTTTACCGCTCCCTTCCTTGGAGTTTGTAGAAGATTTGCGCAGACGCGATGGAGAGATCAGCGCCCGCTTCGTTGTTGTAGAACACCATTGCGAAGTGGCGCACATGCCTACACCCGGGTTTGCGCCGCAGGACAGTAGCATGTCGGGCCGCTCGGAGGCTCCGGTGGTCCAGATTACGGGGAAACAGGCGCCACGAATACGATTGAAGCGTGGTCAGGTCCTCGCGCACCTCGTAATCCGTGTCATACTGAATGTGGATGTCTGTGTCCGTATCGGAACGTACCGATACCAGAACAGAGACCACGTCCTTCAGTCGGTCGAAGATGCCGAAGTCCCGGGTGGGGAACCGGTACAGCTTCTCAATCGGGCCGTCGTAGTCGGAGAATACCCGCTGGAACTGAGTGACCCGTCCTTGAGCGTCCATGTGGTAGGCCTTGTGCTCGTCGTCGTGGAAGTAGGCCACTCCGGGCACGTTGTTAAAGTAGAACCAGCTCGGCTCAGAAAAGGTGCTCTGTACGTAGTCCCACAGATAAACCTTGTCACCGGCGCACAGCCAGTACCGAGTGTCGTCGTCAAAACTGGTGACAACTCCGGCGTTCCGTACTTCAAGCAACAGACCACGTTTGTAGTTACCATTCACATCCCGGCTGATGCACTCCACGTTGTTCTCGTAAGCCGCACTGCTGGAGCGGATTATATGGACGCCCTGATAGGTGTTACAAAACACCAGATTATTCTCAATAAGCTGGATGCTCCAAGGCAGGTCGCAGCCTACCTTGCTATTGATGTTCGTGTAGACGAAAGACACGCTGTCGCGCTCGTCCACCGTCTCCACAGAGAAATCCAGCTTGCCGACGCTATGCTCTTTCAGGACAATGGTGTCACTATACTGTCTGCCAAAGCCGGTCACCGGGTCCTCAGTGTCTCCCACAAGATTGTAGTAGGAGATGGGGAAGTAAGACGGGTTCATGCTCAGGTTATCGTTGCTGTTCCAGAACACCGCATTCGGTTGCTTCGTAGAACCGGCCATCAGAATACAGATGTTTCGGTCACCTCCGGCCACCATGGCGTAGGGGCAGTCCAGAACCGCATTCAAAGCATCCGTGTTCTTCTTGGTGAAAGTGATCTCCACCGTGTTGTTGGTGGCGGGAGTCGTAACAGTGGGCTCGACCTTGAAAGTTACCACACCTGTGGCCTTATCCACCGTGTAGTCCTTATCCGAGCCCTCTTCCTTCTCTTTGCCGTCCACCACAACCTTGGTAACCGCATCTATCTCTTTCACTGGCAAGCGATATTCCTTTACGCCGGACTTTGCGTTGTAGCGTATCGTCTTAGCCGCACTCAGCCGGTTCTCGGGTTGGTAGGTGTCTCCGCTTCCGGTCTCCGGGTCAGCGTTGATAACGATAATCGGGGTGTAGGCAATCGCCGTCACGTCGGCCGCGAGGAAGTCTCCATCCTTGTACTCGATGCGGTAGTAGCCGCCCCGGGTCTTGTAGAACAACCAGTCCAGATAGCGGAAGAACGTACCCCGGAAGTCGGGTAAGTCACCCCGCACCTCAACCAGAGAGAACTCCTCCGCCGCCATATCCGCCCGATAGAGCTTGGTTCCAATGTGGAAAAAGGCGTTGCCGAAAAACAGATTGCTATAGCACGTATGGCCGTTGCCCAGCGGCTCGGAGCTCAGATATACCTGACCATCCCGACATTGGAGCAGGCCGTCCTGCCACCACAAATTGCGGACGTCGGGGGTCTGGTTCGGTTTCAGCCGATACTCCAGCTCGCGGAGGTTCAGACCACGGGAAAGTTCGGGGAAATCGAGCACGTAGGTCTTACTCGCACTGGGGTATTGGTTCAGGTTGATATACATGTCCCGTCACCTCAACCAAAGAAGTTATACACGTCATCCGTGACTCGCGCCTCGGTAGCAATACCGGCGCCCATCTTGGCCAGCTTGTCCGCATACTTGTTGCTGAACAGCGAGCACAGGAACGGCTCATCGTGGGCCACGAGGAATGATGCCACGTAGAACGGAATAGCGAAGTGGGTCTCTGGCTCGTTATCCAGAGGCTCTTCGTTGTCCGGCTTCTCCGGAAGCAAGACGGGATACCGATAATACTCCACCGTGTAGTCCCCGGCCTCGTCCTTCGGGACAAGGAGACTCTTTCGTCCCTGTACGGAGAAACAGTTGGTGTGCAGGATGTGCCCCTCCTTGGTCTTCACCACACTACCGGAGATAAACTGATAGAAGTCATCCGGCAACTGGTAACGAACCTGAGCACCGAGATCCATGTGGGGAAGGTTGTTCAGATTAAACAGGGCGGGGATTTTACGGGCTGTGGTGGCGATCTCCATCACAGCATCGTTGACCAGCGTGGGAATACGCTCAATGTAGTCCTGCTGGTTATTGTAAGAACTGGCCACCTTCGCGCCTGCGACGGTGTACTGGTTCAGAAGTTTCAAAACTTGGTCTTTGACTTGTCCGTAGTTCAAAGTCATCGCCTCCTCAAAATTAAAGGCTAAAAAGAAAGAGGGCCCGTAGACTACCTGCGGGCCCTCTCTCGTTACGTGCCGTTACCTATTGGTATCAGCTCAGTCACCGGTGGTACCCTCGGTGGTATCCCCGGTGGTATCCCCGGTGGTATCCCCGGTGGTATCCTTGTCCAGGGTGCGCTTGGTCACAGCGCTGGAGCCGTGGTAGTAGATGGCGTCGGCCTTGTTGTTCAGCACGAAGGCGTCGAACAGGACGCGACCCTCCACCAGCCAGCCGGAGATGCCGGGGGCGTCGGTGTGGATCTTGTACTCGTTCAGCTGCTTAGGGGCGCAGCAGGCGATGGGGTGGGTGATGATGAAGTCACATCCCGCGGGCAGGCGGCTGCGCTGGACCTTAACAATCTTAACGCCGTCGCACTCGCCCAGCAGGCCCTTCTTAATCATCTCTTGGCTCATGTCGCCATAGCGCATGAAAGCGGAGTCCTGCTTCAGCATGTTGGCGAAATTATAGGAGCACAGGCACACACGGCCGGAGTCGGGAGCACCGGCGTCGCCCAGGACCTCCATGCCGGCCAGGAACTGCTCGTAGGCATTGCTCTTGGTGATAGTGGTGGTGCTGGAGTGGCCTTCCTTGGCGCAAGCGGCGACGGCCAGGGTCTCAAAGACGTGCTTGTCGTACTCGGGGATGAGCACCTCGGCAACCTGACGGCCGGCGGCCTTGCCGGCGTCCATCACCATTTGAGACTGGGTCTTGTTGCCCTTGTCAATGGTGAAGGTCCAGCCGCGGTCAACCTTAACGGTCATGGCCTGAATGCTGTTGCCCAGCTCGCCGGGAGTACCGTAGCGGTTAGCGCCGGAGCGCTGGTAGTCGTTCATCTCGACGGTGGGGATGCTGTACACGTTCACGGTCTCAACACCGGTGAACTCGTAGTCGTTGTTGGTGACCAGAGAAGCCTGAGCGGCCTTCTGGAAACGCTCGTCCACCTTAGTGGAATACTTGGAAGCCAAATTGATAGCCATAGTCATTATCTCCTTTTAATGTAAAAGATGTTGACACGGCCTCGGTTGCTCAGGACAGAAATGTCCTTACCAGTCTGTGGAGTCAAATCCCTTCTCGAAGGGGTCACTCCGTTTAGGGGCAACTCCGCCCCCGCTGACTCCTCTTACAGGAGCCTTTGCCGCCGAAGCCGCGTTCTGTTTCAAAATGCGGTTTTCTTTCTCGACGGAAGCTACGGTTTTACTTCTCTGCTTATCCCGATACGCGTGGTAAGCGTCCAGCAGAGTGACACCCGCCTGACTGGCCGTCTTGACCACGTCGTCGGGGATCTGCTTCAATTCGGGGTACAGGGCTCTCAGCTGCTTAACCTCTTCTACGAAGTTACGTACAGGAGGAGCTTCCTTGGTCTCCACAGTAGGGGTGGGCGCAGGAGCGGGCTCGGGCTCATCCTCCAAAGAGTAGGTCTTTCCTCCGGCCTCGTTCTGGGCGACCAGCTTAGCCGCCGCCTCAGTCATACCGGCATCCAGTTGCTCTTGGTAAACCTCTCGGTACCGCTTCTTGTTCTCACGCTCACGCCACTCGTCAAAGGCTTTGCCCTTTTGGATCATCGCGGCCAAGTCTTCATCGCTTGTCGCGTCCACGTCAAAATCCTCCTCGGTGTGGTTGACCTTCAGCTTGAGCACTCTCGACTTCTTCTCCGGTGCAGGTTCATCCCCGTCGGGCTCCTGCTCGGTTCCGTCGTCGTCGCCTTGGCCCTCTTCGTCGTCCTCCTCGACCGTGGTGGGGTCGTCGGACTCGGAATTACTGTCTTCGTTTTCGGCGAGCAGATCGTCCAAATCCTGAGCCCCGTCGGACCCAAAATTAGAAACGTCCTGCTCATCCTCAGGGAACAGGGTGTCACCCTCTTGCCAACCGTCAGGCAACAGGGGCTCCTCCTCCCCGAACACAGCGTCCATCAGCTCTTTTTCGTTTGCCATAGTGATCTCCTTCCTCCCCATGGTGAGGGGAGTTATTTACAAAGAGAGAAGCCCGAGCCACGAAGGCCGAGCTTCTCTCGTTTGCACGTTATTGCATTCTCATAGCTCCTTGAGCCAGAGCAGTCTTTTTGGCGATGTTCGGCAGTTCGTTAAACTGCTGTTCCGCCATGGTGGGCAGGCCCTGCACCGCCTTCTCGGGAGACAGAGCATCGCCCTGTGCGTGACCAGCGTCTCCGCCCTGAGCCACAGGGGAACCGGGCTCGGGGAGAGCGGCGCCTGCCGCGGCGTTGGCTTGAGTGCCGTCCGCAATACGGCCTCGCAGTTCGTTGATGAGTTCCTGCTTGCGGGGGATGAGCTTGTCCGGGATACGCTCCAGATACTGGATAACGTCCAGAGTGCCGTCCCTACGCAGGTTGTCCAGCGTCTGAGTCATAGCGACCTCGCTGAAGTAAGTGGTGTCACCCACATCAACCTTCATGTTCAGACAGATGTGCTTGAGCTGGCTGAAGTCGAACTCCTTGACCACCTTGCGCACGATTTTCTGCGTCCGCATCTGACCGGACATGGGGTCGATCTGAGGAGTACCGGCGGCGTCCGTCACCAGCTCCTCGAACTCCTGCTCCACGATGACGGGACGCAATCCGTAATAGGTGCCCATCATGTCAGGCAGGATGAGGCCGATGTCCTCCACCCACTCGTGCTCGCCGGCCTTCACGTTCTCCAGAGGGACCTGAGAGTTGGTCTGAAGTACCATCAAGGCAGATGTGTTCTCGGGGTTGACGTTGCCCAGCTGAGCATCCGTGGCACCGAGGCACTCCTTGGTGTAGGCCATCACCTTATCAATGAGCACGAATATCTGACTACTCATCTCCGCGGGGCTCAGGTTGGCCGCCATCTGCGACACGCTCTGCCCGGGCTGGAGACCGTGGACGGCGATGCTCTGGCCGACCTCGTTGGTCCAAGCCGAGATCATGTCCGCATTAAACACCGTCTTGGGGAACGCCGCCAGTTGCATGTGTCGCATAGACGTGGCGAACATAGTGTTGATGAAAATCTGATTGGGAATGAGGCCGGTCACCAGAGCACGTCCGTGATACTGGTTCTTCTGCTTTTCCCAGTTGCCCCACGCGATGGGGTACAGGCTCAGGCCGGTATCCACGTTCTCATAGATAATGCCGCTCCGAGTCGCCTTGGTGGCGAACACGGTGGTCACCATCTCCTTGACCTCTCGGCGCTTGGGCACGGGGTCTCCGTTGGCGTCCAGCACAGGATTGCCGCGGCTGTCCTTCTCATAGACAGGCTCGCCGTCGTCGTCCACCACGTCCTCGTAGACGGGTTCACCGAACTCGTCCTTCTTGGTCTCCTCGCGGGTGACCTTGGAGTACATCAGCACATACAGAGCCTTGCCAGCCTCATCGGCGTTCAACTCCACCTTGCCGCCCACACCGGGCATCTTGTCGTACTCAGCGTCAGGCTGGATGTCCCACTCCCCGGACTTGGCGTCCGATGCGGTGCCGGACTTGTACATCTTCTTGTTTTTGCGGAACCGCTCAGCCTCGTATCGCAGTTGCTCCACAGTGTCTCGGCCAACCAACAGAATGTAGGGCTGCTCCTGCGTGCGCCGATCTGCGGGGTTTCCGAACATCACGTTGATGCCGTCCACCAGCTCCATCTTGATCTCGCCTCGGTATGGACCAAAAGCGCCGCCGTAAGCCAGTTCGTCGGGATCAAAGTAGAAGTGGGCACAGTAGTCACCGGAAGTCGCGCCGTCAAACAAGGCATCTCTCACCCGGTAGTCCAGCTTCATCTTGTCGATGAGGTTGGCCACCATTGCGTTGGTGAACTCCGCCGCGTCGTGGTCAGGGTCAGCTTGGTTGCTGCCAGCGTAATAAGCGAGGGGCTCGTATCGGATGGTCACCCCTGAGCTGGTCAGAGACGCGATAAACAGGCTGGCAACACGCTTCAGAATATTGAATACAGGCTTAGCAAGTCCGCGCATCGCCGGCGTGTTGGGCAGGTTGACCCACTGATTGCCAATAAAGAACTCGGTGTTAGTTTCAACGAGGTTGTACTGATTTGGGGTCAGCCGTTCATTGTAGTTCCGACCTTCCTCGTACAGTTGCCACGCCTTGGGCTTGCTGTTTTCCAGTTGGCTCATCAGGCACCACCTCCGTCACGCATCCCGTATGCTGTCTCCATAGAATAGTTGGACAGCTCTCGAAAGGCTTTCTGTTGCGCCTCCATGCGCTCCAGCTCAGCCTGTTCAGCGGTAGCCGCCTTAGGTCGGGCAAACGCCTTGTGGGCTTTCCAACCGGCGAGGGCTCCGAGTGCCAGCAGTCCGACGACCGCCAGACCACCAAGAAATCCGTAAAGAAATGTCATAGGTAGCCTCCTTATCGAAGGTATAAGAAAAGGACACCCGGAGCTGTGGAGCTTCGGAGTGTCCTTAATTCTTTATGTGGGTGCACCGACCGGACTCGAACCGGTATCTCCGGGTTATGACCCCGGTATGCTGACCTTTACATCACAGTGCTATATAGCCCCGCTGTTTGGAGGCTATCCGGGTACTTATCGGCGTCCCTGCGTTACCGGTCCACCCCGACCTCGTGCAGTCGGTGGCGGCATATTGCCCGGGCAGGTGAAAGGATAAGCCTACCCGGGTATGGAAGAAGGAGGTGAACAATGCGGGTCCTCGGCAAAGAACCCGTGGAGCAACATACCGGACTCGAACCGGTGCCCTCGGTTTGGAAGACCGATGTGCTTACCACTAACACCAATGCTGCATGGATGGCAGGGGCGGCTGGACTCGAACCAACGCATACGGGAGTCAAAGTCCCGTGCCTTACCGCTTGGCTACACCCCTATGTTTTGGTCGGTTTCCCGCTTAGATTATCACGTCGCCGATTGCCCCTTTACATACAAGGCACCATTACATTGTGGCGGTTCCCACCCACGGCGCAGTTTTCAGCAAGCGTTGTCATTCTTGGTTGAGGTACACCGAGCACTCTCAAATCGTCTGGGCGCTACCCAGCCTCTGGCGGCGAACACAGGACTCGAACCTGCACGGGTTGCCCCTACGGCTTAGCAAGCCGCTGCCTTACCATTAGGCTAATTCGCCATATTTGCGGCCGACATTTGTGTCGGCCGCACGGTGAAAAGTACCGCTTTTTTCATTCCCCTTTATATATCTGGCGGGGGTTCGCCTTGGCGGGAACAGATGGAGTCGAACCACCGACGCCGCGGTTAACGGCCGCGTGCTCTACCAGCTGAGCTATGCTCCCGTGTAGTCGGTTCTAAAACAAGCGTCTGTGCAGGCACAAACCTCTCGAAACTCCCCGACGTGTTTTGTTCTGACCAAAGAACCCAGACGCCCTATGCACCGCCCAGACCTAATCCCCAAAAGGAGAGGACGACCACAGCATGCGCCGCGTGGCGCCGGAGGAAGGACTCGAACCCTCACGCCTTTCGACCGCGGTTTTCTGGACCGTTGACCTACCAGTTGGTCGACTCCGGCAAATTGGTGGACCGGCTCGGAATTGAACCGAGACCTCGCGGTTATGAGCCGCACGCCCGTACCCTCGGGCGACCGGTCCAAAGAGACACCGACGACCTCACCAGAAGCCGTCGGTGTTGTCATATACGTTGTACATCGAGGGGCTCAGGAAGTTCGCCTGCTCCTGCTCGATGGCCGCCTCCAATGCCTTCTGCTCCTCCGTATAAGGGAGACCGGCTTGGCCACTGGAGAAAATCATGTAAGACAGAGCCTGAGACGAGCTATCAACGAGGTCGTCATGTTTGCCCGCAGGAAAGGCCGTGAACTGGTCAAGGAACTCCTCAAGCCACGGGGCATCTTTCGGTACGTGCACATGGCCACTCTCGATTGCTGCCGAAATAGCGTTCACGCGGGCGACCTTACCGCCCTTCGGGTTAACCGCCACACAGAACATCTCTTGTCGGAGTACGTTGATGATCGCACTGCCGTTTGCCTTGTCCTCGATCAGGACAGTCCGGGCATTGGGGTACAGCCGCCGCAGTTGACGGATAGCCGCCAGCGTGTTCGTGAAGTCCAAGTGTCGGTTCAGGGCGTATCGGAGGTAATAATCACACCCCGTCTTACCCCACACCGTGATGGCCACAAAGTCGTTGGTCTCCGCGTCCTTGAAGGTCGCGTCCACACTGATGAGCTCCGTGCCAAACGCCGTGATGTCCTTGGGGTCGTAGTACCGCCACCAACTACGCTGGATCAGGTTACCGCCTTCCACACGGGGAGAGCACTGGTAAAGCGCCGTCCATGCACGTTGGCCGCCGTTTACGTCTGAAATGTAGCTGGCTTTGAACTGCTCCAGCCATTTGTTATCCTTGCCCAGCTCCGGTGCCAGAGCATCTCCGGGTTGCCGACCAAGAGGGTCGTTCTCCTCAGCCTCAACGGGCAGCCGGATAAGCCGGATGTTCTGCTCGGTTCGGAGCATCATAGCCAGATAGTCGTCCTCGTGCCACGGCGTTCCGATCACTATGACCTTAGCACCTGCGGCCAGACGGGACTTAAAGGAGTTCAGCCACTCACCCCACAGCTTGTTACGGTAGGACTCAGAGTCGGCCTCACTGCGGTTTTTAATGCCGTCGTCTATGATCATCAGGTTCGCGGGGTTACCGGTGACGCCGCCCATGATACCGCGGCTGATCATTCGCCCGAGATGGCCCTCCAACTCGAACTCCGTGGCTCGGTTGATGTTGCCGATCCGAATATCGAACAGCGCTTCTCCGAAAGCGGCGACCTTCTCCTTGTTGCGCCGGCAGAACCGTTCCGCCGTCTCGTCGTTGTACGAGCCGAGGATGACACGCCACTCCGGGTATCGGCCCATCGCCCACGCAGGCAGGGACTCGGTGACCGTAGTCGACTTACCGTGCTGAGGCGGGAGCTCGATGACCAAGATGTCATAGGCATTTCCGGTGTCGGTCTCAAGGAAGCTCTGAACCTCGTTGGCAAGGTATGTAGATACGTGGGTGTTCTTCCACGCCTTGCCGTGTACGTAGGGCAAGTAGTGTACGAACTTCCGACGTGCCAGTTCTCGGCGGATCATCTCCTGCTTGAGGAACTCCTTATCCGAGATTTCGGCGGCGGTATTCGGTTGTTCGGGAGTCCGAGTTTCCATAAACTACCAAAACACTTTCAAAATTTCAAAAATTTCCGAACGCATATTTCGTAGGGGGTATGGGGTCTCGCGCCGGGGGACAGGGGCGGGGGAGGGGTCCGGGTGTCCGCGTGCCGGGTCGCACGAGTGGCCATGCCACCACGCACCACCCCACGAGCCACACCGCCCAGCGCTGGGGCAGGAGCCTCCACCCTACCGAGGCAGGGGCTTTCCACCTGTGGAAAGGCGGAGCGCCAGCTTTCTAAACTGGGATTGCGCCCTGCTCAACCCCTTGCGAGGCAAGGGATTGCGGTGCATCCGTGGGTCAGCTTGGCAACCTTTGGCAACCAGACAGCCCGGAAACCTTGGTTTCCGTCAGCCCTCGGCTCGGTCTGCGAGGGCTTCCAGCTCTGCGTCAGATAGCTTGCTCAAGTCCATGGACTTGATCGGCTTATCTGTGATACCAAGTTGCAGAGCTTCGGTGGGCTTCTCACCTATGGTGTCCCGGGTAAACCGAGCCGCCTCAATATCACCGAAGTTTGCGGCCTTCAGGATAGCCTGAAGGCCGATTGCATTGGCAAAGGTGGGGTCGAGACCGAGACTCTCCAGAGTCTCGGCGATCTTTTCATCGGTCACATCCAGAGACAGAATGTCTCTGAACACGTCCCGGAACGCCTTGTGCTTGCGCCGTACATCGGCAGACGCCTTTCCCGCTTTCCGAGCGCACTCCGTCCGCTCCTCCTGCGATAGCGTAGCCTGCCAGTCACGTATATCATGCCGTGCCACGAGGCACCGCCTCCTCTCTTGTGGGCTTCTTCAGTCTACATAATATATGTTATGTAGACTGACATTCAATGACATCTTTGCCGAAACTTCAGGCGCATTCTTCGACTTTGAACCCCGCCCGATTAAAATTAGAACTCGGCCAAAAGCGGCGCCTCCTTACTGCCTCTTGATTTATAGTCAAGGAGGAAATTATTTTCGGAAAATATATAGAATAGATTTTCCGAAAATAATTTCTGGGTTTTTCCTAAAGGAAAAATCCTTGACTATTAAATCTTAGAGGCAGTTTGGGTGGGATTGTCCTCAGCGACACCAAAACCGCTGACGACCTGCACCTCGAAAACTGAATACATCCGACTTGGTGCAAATTTTTGTATGAGCCAAAGGCTCGGAAAGGAAAATTATCATGAACGAAATTACCAAGAACGAAAACGCCGTCTGCGAAATCTGCGGCCGTACCCACGAAGAGCTCTACGAGCTCGAGGTCGGCGGTTTTGTCCGCTCCATCTGCGCCGACTGCGCCGAAGCCGAAGGCTTTGTGCAGTGCGTCGACTGCGGCGAGTGGACGCCTGAGGACGAGGCTCACGGCGCAAGCCACGGCTTCATCTGCGAGGCCTGCTACGATGACGGCTACTTCACTTGTGACCGCTGTGGCGAAATCGAGTCCGCCTATGACGCTGTTCAGGTAAACCCGAACACTCGGTGCGAGGAGTTGTGGTGCGCGGACTGCGCACATCGTGCGGCCTACCAGTGCCGGGACTGTGGGGACTACTTCACTCCGGCATTCATTTCCCTGATGGGAAATGACGACGACTGTGTTTGTGACCGTTGCATCAGCAACGGAGACTTTGTGGGGTGCTGCGACTGCGGTGACATCATCCACGTAGATGACGCCGTCTATAGAGACGGCGACTGGTACTGCGACTCCTGCGACCCCGGCGAGGACGAGGACGAGGATGCAAGCCCCTCCGGTGTACTCAGAAAGTACAGCTACAAGCCCTATCCGGAGTTCCACCTCCGCAAAGATGAGGACGTAGACAGCACCCTCACCTTTGGTGTGGAGCTGGAAGTTGACAACGGCAACGGCGCAGGTCGCTTGTGCCGTGAGCTCGGAGAGCTCAACCAGCCCATCTACATGAAGCACGACGGCTCCCTCGGCTCCGAAGGAGTCGAGATTGTCACTCACCCCTGCTCCCTCGCTTACCACGCCTATGAGCTTCGCTGGGCCGCAATCGCCAAGACCTGCCTCGGCCACGACTACCGCTCGCATAACACCTCCACTTGCGGCCTGCACATCCACGTTGGCAGAGCCCAGATGGGCAACACCCCCGAGGAGCGCAACCACACGGCGGGAAAGCTCGTCCTGTTGGTCAACGCCCTTTGGGACAAGCTGGTGCCCTTCACCCGCCGGGACTCCACCCGGCTGGACCGCTGGGCCCACCGCAACAACCTCCCCCACATGGATGACCTGAAGGTCATGTCCGATGCTCAGCTGACTAAGTGCGCCCTGCTCACAGTAACAGATGGCCGCTATCAGGCCGTAAACCTCAGCAACGGTGAAACCGTTGAGTTCCGCATCTTCCGGGGCACGCTCAAGCGTGACACCCTCATCGCCTCCATCCAGCTGGTCAGTAACCTGACCAGATACGCCATGACCCACACTCCGAAGGAGTGCCTCACTGCCGCTTGGTCGGATGTACTCAGTGTACAGGAGCACAAGGAGCTCAAGGCCTACGTCCTCGAAAGAGGACTGGCCTGAGCCGCCCACCTGACGAGAGCTGGATGGTAACCAGCCGAAACACTCCCTCCGGGGAGTGTCGTGGGAAACCACCGGGGCGAAAGCCCTGACCTTGAAAACTGAACATTGAAAAGGAGGAATGCACTATGTGCATCATCGCCGCTAAACCTGCTGGGGTCGGAATGCCCGACATCAACACCATCCGGAACATGTGGAACCGCAACAATGACGGAGCCGGCCTCATGTACACTGACGGAGGCCGTGTCCGCATCACGAAGGGCTACATGACGTTGGCCTCTTTCGAGGCCGCACTGGAGGAGCTGGCAAAAACCCACGACCTGACAGCCACCCCGCTGGTCATGCACTTCCGCATCCGTACCCACGGCGGCACCAACCCCGAATGCACACACCCCTTCCCCATCACGGACAGCGTGGGAGCTTTGAAAAAGCTCCAGCTCCGTACCGACATCGGTGTGGCCCACAACGGCATCATCCACTCCGTCACTCCCCGGACTGGTATCTCCGATACCATGGAGTACATCGCCACCCAGCTGGCCCCGCTCAAGCGGGCAATGCCCAATTTCTTGGGCAACAAGCACGCAAGGCTGATGATCCAAAACGCAATCGAGAGCCGCATGGTTTTCCTGACGCAGTCAGGTGAGCTCCACACCATCGGGGACTTTATCGAAGATAAAGGTGTCCTCTACTCCAATTCCAGCTACAAGCCGTGGACGCTCCGTGCCTCCGCTTGGTCGAGCTACTTCCCCTATGCCCTCGAGGACGGCGGAGACGTTGTCTCCGACTACGAGGACTACGAGGACGATGCCTATGACTGTCAGCCACTCATGTGGCTGGATGAGAACCGCCACTACCTTATGGCTGACGGCACAGTCCTGTCTGCCGACTGGTACCTGCTGGACGCAGACGGTGGGGTGTGGATGTATGACTTCGAGGTGGACGGAGCTGTGAAAGTGCCCGGTATGACCGCCTACAGCATGGAGGGCACCCCCGCACGATACGAGCCAGACGAGGCCGAGTACCTGCCCCTCGTAACGCAGTCACCTACCTAAGCACCTGCCCCTTCGGGGGCACCCTAATGCGGCCACGAAAGTGCCGGTCACAAGCCCGGACAAACGCAGAGTGGGGAAACTCGAAAACAGAACAGGAGGACAAGCTATGCTTGACATCAGAAGCAACGCCCTTCGTGTGTGCTCCATCTGTGGCAAGCCTATGTACACCGGCTATTGCTACGACGGCGGCCTTGCCTACTACTGCTCCGAGGACTGCTTACACCACGACTTCACTCCGGAGGAGTGGGAGCAGGAGTGCGCTGAGAACGAGGACAGCTACTGGACAGACTGGAGATAACACCCGCCTGACGATGGCCTGCTGACCACAGGCCGAAACACTCCCAGAAGGGAGTGTCGTGGGAGGTCTATCCCATTCCCTCTCACTTCCTTTCCTGCCTGTGGGGTCGGGCCTACTCATCCCGGCCCCACGTATGGCCCCCTGCCGTAATGCAACCGAGGCCGGTCACAAGTCCGGGGAAATGCAGAGTGCGGCACCTTGAAAACTGAACACAGAGGAGGCTTGCCTATGGCAAAATACGAAATCCGCAAGGACGGCAAGGTCTACTGCTCGTGGACTGACCCATCGTGCACCCCGAGCAGGGACACACTCAAGAGCATGAAATCAGCTGGCTACCGTCTATACATAGACGGCAAGCCCCAGCGGTGAAAGGAGAATACTATGATTAGGCCAAGACACAACGCCGGGTATGACATCCTGCTGGTATCTGAGGCGTATGAGACTGAGAGCACCGGTGCCACATGCCACATCGTGCTGGGGCTCTCTGCGCAGGGGCACTACGTGACGTGGGACGCCCTCTGCTACCCACACGGGAGCTGGGCCTTTTTCTGGGGCCACTACACGACCAAAAGGGAAGAAGCCTACTTCGACTTCCACAAGAGACTGCTGGAGAAGGTACAGGCTCAGTGGGGCGGAAAGACAAAAGCCGCCATTCAAGTCAACGTAGCCCCGCACAACTACACCCCCGCCTCCCTGATGCACCACTACGCCAAGGCACACCCGGGCAAGGCTCGCGCTGTCAACCTGCCCCACGGAGGCACCGCCCTGCACCTGTACGAGCTGGGACGCTCCTACGTGTACGACCACTGGGACATCGCCGACGGCGGAGAGGACGGACACACCGTCACCCTCCACCTCATAGAGAGGTGAGCCGCCGTGGGACGAAAACTAAAACGCCCTCCTGTAACCACTGACCTTTTCCTGTCCTATTTACAGGAAAAGGAGAACGAGAGGGTATACCTGCGCCAGTTAGAACTGGACACCCTCATGCAAATCTTCGACCTACCGATACCAAGCTACGCTTGAAAGGAGTCACGCCACATGACCAATCTGCTTATCATCACCGGCGCACTGAACCTCAGCTTAGCCTTCGGCTACGCATTGCTCCGCTACAACTGCTGGCTGGAAGGCCGCAGCTGGTAATCATGCCAACACGGGGCCCCGAATATACACGGGGCTCCACACACGAAAGGAGAGACTAACATGAAACTCAAAGAGCTCAAGCCCATTCTCCGGTCTGTGACCGGACGTTTCCAACCTACTATCATTTACGACCTCAGCACCTGCGAGGACATCATCGCCGGCTGTTCCGTGGAGTATGCTGTAGAACACTACGGCGACCTCGAAGTCGTAAGACTCGAGGCCTGTGGAGACGACCTCGTCATCAACGTGGGAAAGGAGAACTGACTATGAAAGCACTGGTAATCGCCCCCGACAAGCACCCCTACGTGGAGGACATCAGCCCCGACTACAAATCCCTCCAGCGAGCAGTGGACGGCTACTTCCAAGCCGTTTACCCTTGGGATGACCCTGTCGCCCTTATCTGCAACGAGGAGGGCAAGCTGGAAGGACTGCCCCTCAACCGGGCCCTGCGTGACGAGGATGGGGAGGTGTACGACATCATCGCTGGCACCTTCCTCATCGTCGGACTCACCGAGGATAACTTCGGAGACCTGAGCCCGGAGCTGACCGAAAAATACCGGGCCATGTTCGACTGCCCCGAGGTGTTTCTCCGTATCGGAGACCGGATAATCGTCAACCGAGTCCCGGTGTAACGGAAAGGAGGTGGCACCGTGAGACGCATCAAACTGACCCAGACCGCCATCCTTGCCCGGGCCATCTCCGATTGCAACGCATCAATCCGGGATGCCGAGGCCACTATGCAGGCCTTCGCACAAAAGCAGGCAACCACCGAAGCCACGTTCTACTACGACAACATCGTCCGCCCCCTCGTAGAAGAACGTGACACCCTGTATCTGCTCTACGAAATCGAGACCGGCACCCCCTACGAAATCTCAGAGTAAGAAAGTCACGCCACACTCCCACATACGGAAACCCCGAGACTCAGATCTGAGTCTCGGGGTTTTGTCATATCCGCTGTTCACTTGTCTGAGCCAAAGCCGCCGCCGATCTCCGAGGCCAACCGAGCCACCAAATCATCGGCCTGCTCTTTTGTCCACACCACTTCTACCCTGTGGCCAAGCCTACGGAGTTTCGCATGAGCGACTCGCTGGGCCCCGGACACCTTGCCTCCCTGTGGGCGTTTCGTTTCGACCCACACCACTCTCTCGCCCGGCAGGATAACGAGCCTGTCCGGGAAGCCTCTCTTATAGTCCGGAATGAACTTCACGCACTCACCACTCAATACATCCCTCACCTGCCTTTCCAAATGAGACTCGACTTCTCGCTCTAACATATCTCGGTCTCTCTGTTTCTCCGACACTCGGATTTTCCTCCTCTCTTATTTCACCGACTGGAGCATTTTGTGGAGCAAAGGCCACCTTCTCAACTTTTATATAGAAAAAACAAAAAGTTAATTTATCGTTTTATATTACTCTATATAATATTATATTAATTTTATATTTTTTACTCCAAGACTATTAATTTCGTACCAATTTGAACTCGGAAACACGGAAACAAGGCAACCTTCGCCCCAAAAAAGTGACTGGATTTCTGCGCAATAGGCGGAGCAAAGACTGGAGCACTGCTCCGCCTATCCGCAGTTTTCGGCCGCCGCAGACGACAGATGCACGGTTTTGGGCGGCGGTTTAGGCTTGTCTGACTGCCTCTCCCCTGCCCTCGGGGTGGCGCTCGGTGGCGGGGAAGCGCACCACGTTGTCCCCGCTCAGGTACGCCGTGGCGGCCACGGCTCGGGTGAACGTGTCCTGCTCTCGGGACTTCTTGCGGTAATGAGTGTACACTTTGAGGGTCAGCTCAGGCGTGCTGTGGCCTGCGAGGTACTGGACTTGCTTGATGTCCAGCCCGGCCTCGAACAGCTGGGTGATATAGGTGTGCCTCAGCAGATGGGGGTGGCAGGTGAAATCCAGCGTCACCTGTAGCCTGCCGCCGTTGCTCCCTTGTACCCAACTCCCCAGCTCCCGCCCCTCCCCCGCTGTCCGGGCGGTGACGATTTTCCACAGGGAGGCAAAGCTGTTCTTGGTCAGCGACCTTCCGTCCGCCATGTGCAGTACATACGGAGAGCCGGATGCCTTTGCCCGCTCCTGCTCCAGTGCATGTCCGAGCACCAGAGGGATGGGCAGGCGGCGGTGTGCGGCCTCGCTTTTGAGCAGTGTGGTGACAGGAGCGTCGGCCTTGTCGCTGGGGAAGGTCTTGTTGTGGGTGACGGTGATGGTCCCGGACTCAAGGTCCACGTCCTCCCACATCAGGCCGAGGATCTCGCCACGCCGCATACCGGTGGTCAGGGCCAGCAGGCAGAACAGATATGCCCGAGTCCCGGCCACCGCGTCCAGCAGAGCCTTGGCCTGTCCGTCTGTCAGAGCCTCCTCGTCCGGTGTCTCCTCCCCCATTGCCTTGTCCTCTTTGCTCACCGGCGACTTGAGGATGAGGCCGTTGTCCACCGCCGCAGAGAAGATGCTCCGCACAGTCTGGATGCACTTGCGCTGGACGCTGACGCTCAGTCCGCGGATAGACTTGAGCCACGCCTGTATGTGCAGGGGCTTGATGTCCCGCAGGGGTGTGTCCCCGAATGTGGGGATGATGTGCTTCTCCAAATTCCCGGTGAGGGTGGCCATACTGTTGGCCCGGAGCCCGGATTTATAGGTGCTGAGCCACAGATATGCGAACTCTCGGAATGTGGTGCGGTCGGCGATGTTCACCCCGGCGCCCATTTCCATCTTCTTCTGGAGCACCTTCTTCTCCAGCTCCCCCGGACTGCTGGCCTTTACATAGACCCTTTGTCCGTCTGCGGTGGTGATGTGCGTTGCGTAGGTTTTCTTGGTATTCTTTTTCATGTTCTTCCGCCTGCACTTTCTGCTTGCCAAAACCGTTTCGTTGTGGTAGCATAAAAGGGCAGACTACCTCCTTTATATTGTCATGTGGCGTGACGTTTTGAACCTGAGGGTGTTTGCGCTCGACAGTCCGGTGCTGGAACACCGGGCTGTCTTTTTATGGTCTCATGCGTGTACGCAAATTATAAAGGTATCGCGTGTGCGTGTTCGCGGGTACGGTTTATTGGACTGCGGATTTGCTTTGTCCATTCACCACAAAATCGCCCTTGACATTTTAGAACATTTGTTCTATCATTGTTCTTGCGCCACATGATAACCGAAGGAGGTCACCATATATGCAAGAACGAAAGGAATTACTCGGACTGCTCCTGTCCCTCACCCCGGAGGAGCTGGAGCGGGCAATCACCCTCTTTGAGAGCGGACGAAATCCACTACCCCACGAAGCTGTTTCGCTTCCTCGTCTGTCAGTGACATAACGTATTCGACCAACCACTTTTTATTTTCCGGCAGGCCCTCGACATTTACAATGGTGTCGCGGGCCTTTTCTTTTACCCCGAGGTCAGACCACACGGTGTCATAGTCTCGGGTGGCGCAGATGCTGTCCCACGTGGGCGTACTGTATTCAACGCTGGCCCCAGTGTCCGGGATGCTGAGTTTCACTCCTGTGCGGGTGTCCGCGATCACAACATCGAGGGCGTGTAGATTGCTCTCAAAGGGCTCCAGTAGGTCGTGCACGGAGACACCGAGTGCTGATGCGAAACGCTCGGCGACGGAGGTGGATATATTTACTATAGTGTCCGCCTCGTATTTTGCTACGGTTGATTTTCCTATCCCGACTCTATCCCCGAGCTGGTCTTGGGTCAGGCCTCTTTTCTTTCTTAGGGCTTTTATTGTTTGGCCGAAAGTAGCCATGTGGCAAGCCTCCTTTCCTCTTGTGACCTTATTCTACCACAGCCAGCCGCAGAAAGCAACATAAAAATTTCTTGATAGAGAACAAAAAAATCTCTTGACACGGCATTTTATGTGTGCTAATATCACAGTATCACAGCATGAAACTTTTTCCACGGCACAACAGACTGCGCCAGCCGAATATCAGCGAAACAGACCTATTTCTAAGGTCTGGGTTTTTTGTGCCCACCGAGTTTCCTGCTATGAAACTTTTTTAAAGGAGAGGAACAGCCGATGAGAAAGAAGACGGCGAAGGATGAGCTGCCCAAGTGCCCACACAACCCCGGTGGTGTGGAATGTATTTCTGCGGACACCCCGGCCTGTGGTTGGCACCCGAAGGAGGCAAAGCGTCGGAAGCTCCTGATTGAGGAGAACGGATTGCAGGTTGTCTCCCTTGGGCACAGGTTCCCCCGCGCAGAGCAGAGGGAGGTGAAACAGGATGAGTGAGGATGTCTACACCGTAGACGAGCTGGCAGCCCGATGGAAGTGCAGCCGAGACGTACTCTACGACATGCTCCGGCAGAAGAAGCTCCGAGCGTTCAAGATCGGAAACACCTACCGGGTCAGTGCCGCAGAGATCGCCCGCCACGAGAGCGGGGAAGCCTAAACCCACGCCACATGACTATGTAAAGGAGGAAACAACAGTGGAAAAAGAAACCAAGCTCCAGATCCTCGAGTCCGCTATGGATTTGGCCTACCAGAGACTGTCCGCCATGAAGGCCGAGGATATGGGAGGGGAGACGGTGGCTCGTCTGCTTGAGCAGCTGTCCAATATCGGATACTTGCACGAGCGAGTCCTGTACCCCTACAAGCCTCTGCACATCGAGGACGGCCCTGCCCCCACCTTTGAGGAGCCTGAGCAGAGCGCACCCACCCCCGAGCCCAACGGCGAGTCCAAAGGCGACACCGAAACCGCCGCCGAGACTCCGGCACCCGCGACCCTGTCCCTCGTAGAAGTTCGTACCGTTTTGTCAGGAGTAGCGGACAAAGTTGATCTACCCTCTCTGCTTCAGAAGTTCGGTGCGGACAAGCTGAGTACGGTTGACCCTGCCAACTACGCCGCTCTGGTGCAGGCAGCAAAGGAAGCCGCAGGGGAGGCCTGAGAATGCCCCCTTCCTTACACGCGATCCTCGGAGCCTCGTCTGCCAAACGCTGGCTCACCTGTACGCCGAGTGCCCGACTGTGCGAGCGGCTGGAAAAGGTATTCGGAAAATCTGAGTCCGTGTTCGCCCGAGAGGGAACCATCGCCCACGCCTTAGGTGAACTGAAGATCCGAAACGCCCTGTACCACGCAGATAAGATGACCACCTCAAAGCTCTCCCGTATGACCGAGACCGAGCAAGAGGCGTATCAGGGCATCAACGACTTCCGATACAAGGCCATGCGTGAAGAGCTGGCCGCGGAGATGGGCGGCGATATACCAAAGGACATGGAGCAGGCTACCGACACCTACTGCGATGTGGTCATGGACCGGTACCTCCGTGCTAAGGAGGCCGACCCCAGCACCATTATCCTGCTGGAACAGCGGCTGGACTACTCCAAATGGGTGCCGTCGGGGTTTGGCACCGGTGATGTACTTATCATCAGCTCTCTGCTCTTGGAGGTACTCGACCTCAAGTACGGGAAAGGTGTCCCGGTTGACGCTGTGGGCAATCCGCAAATCCGACTGTACGGTCTGGGTGCCTACGCCAAGTACGGCCAGCTCTACGACTTTGAGAGAGTACGACTGACCATCATCCAGCCTCGTCTGGATAGCCTCTCCAGCGAAGACCTTACCGTGGGCGAGCTCCTCGGATGGGCTGATACCGTGGTTGTCCCAGCCGCAAAGCTGGCGTGGGAGGGCAAAGGTGAGTTCGTATCCGGCGAGCACTGTAGATGGTGTGCCGCCAAGGCCACCTGTTCCGCCCGAGTCGCCGAGGCTCTCAAAATGTTCCAGTACGGACTGGAGGCTCCGGGTCTCATTCCCGACGAGCAGATACCCGCCATCCTCTCGGTGCTCGATGTTGCCGAGTCTTGGATCAGCGACATCCGTGCCTATGCCGAAGCTCAGGCCCTCCGCGGTCAACGCTGGCCCGGGTTCAAGCTGGTCAGAGGCAAGCGGCCCAACCGCCGCTGGTCGGATACCGAGGAGGTCAAAGCTCAGTTGCTCCGAGCAGGCTACTCCCCCGAGCAGTTCGAGACCACGCAGATCAAGCCCCCCGGCGAGGTGGAGAAGGTACTGGGCAAGCCCGCCTTCCGAGCCCTGCTGGACAACCTTGTCACTCAGGGTGAGGGTAAGCTGACCCTCGTCCCCGCAGATGACAAACGACAGGAGTACAGTGCGGCAGACGCCGACTTCTCCGACCTTACTACAACTGAAATTTAAGGAGGAAACAAAAAAATGCGTAAATCTATCTTCGGTGTAATCGCCGCCATCGTGGCCGTGATCGCTCTCATCACCCTGATTGCCGGCTTCAAGATCATCCCCGAGGGCCACATCGGCGTGAAGACCCAGCTGGGCCGCATCGTCGCCAGCGACTTGGGCGCCGGTCCCCACGTCAGCATCCCCTTTGTCCAGAGCATCAAGTCCGTGAACGTGCAGGAGCAGGCCTATGAGTTCGGAGCCGCCGCCTACACCAAGGACACCCAGACTGTGGAGAACATTCAGGGCAAGCTGAACTACCAGTATGACCGCTCTCAGCTGTCCAACATTATCCGCAACATCGGCATCAAGAATGTGGAGAGCAAGATCATCGTGCCGCAGGTCAACTCCATCCTGAAGAACGCCGTCGGCGGCTTCAAGGCCGAGGACTTGGTGCAGGGCCGTTCCGCTTTGCAGGAGCAGGTGGAGTCCGAACTGCGTACCAGTCTGGCTCTGTCCGGCATTAACGTGACTGCCTTCAACATCGAGAACATCGACTTCGAGGACTCCTTCGAGGAGGTCATCCGTGCTAAGGTCGCCGCCGAGCAGGAGGCCCTGCGTATGAGAAACGAGACCGTGGCCAAGGAGGAGCAGGCCAAGCAGACCGTCATCGCCGCTCAGGCTAAGGCAGACAGCCAGCGTTTGGAGGCAGAGGCTGAGGCTTACGCCATCGAGCTGATCCAGAAGCAGCTGGCCGCCAGCCCCAAGTACATCGAGCTGAAGAAGGTCGAGAAGTGGAACGGCCAGTGGCCCCAGATCATGGGTAACACCGTCAACCCCTTCGTGACCATGGAGTGAGGTGGCCGATATGTTTGGTTTCCGTAAAGAGCCTACCGCACAGCAGAGAGTGGACAAGCTCAGCTCCCGAACCGAGGCGGCGCTTTCCGTTTTCTTCAAGGCTATCCAGACCCTGCGCGACATCGTGGAAGATGTCAACCACACAATCTCGGTCAACACCCTGACCATCGGCCATCTGGAGAACTGCAACAAGGAACTCCAGCAGGTCGCCGATAAGAACACCAACATCATCAACAACTTCACTCGCCTCATCGAGGGCGACACCGAAAATTAAGGAGGAAATATATCATGGGAAAGTTCACTAAGAAGATCAGCGAAACCAATATCCGTATCGGCGAGGTCCGTTTTGGCTACTGCCACCTGTTCACTCCCAGAAAGAAAGAGGATGGCAGTGACGATAAATTCGGCTGCCAGATCCTTATTCCCAAGTCCGACACGGAGACCGTGAAGCTCATCAATGAGGCCATCGAGGTGGCCAAGAAGAACGGCGTCTCCACCAAGTGGAATGGCAAGCTCCCGCCTGCTTCCAAACTGACCACCCCCTTGCGCGACGGTGACGAGGAAAATCCTGATGACGACACCTACCGCGATATGTGGTTTATGAACGCCAACACCGGTCTGACCCGCAAACCTGGTCTGCGTGTGTTGGAGAATGGTCAGCTGACCGAGGCTTTGGACGAGGAAGACATCTACAGCGGTATGTGGGGTTGTGCTACTGTCTCCTTCTTCCCCTATAACAGCAACGGAAATGTCGGCGTAGCCTGTGCTCTGAACAATGTGGTTCGCACTCGCCACGGCGAGCGACTGGCTGGTGGCCGCACCGCCGATCAGGACTTCGGTGACCTGACCGGTGCCAGCTGTCTGGACTGATTTCACCAACACACCCTGCCCCGGGCTCTCCGGGGCAGGGTACCCGAAGAAGGAGGACTTGACGTATGACAAGTACCAGAAGTGAATGGCCGTGGCGGTTTTTCTTCCTGTTTATCGCCGTCGTGCTGTTGCTCTGCCTGAACATCAACGAGCTGTCCGGGCAGGCGAAGGCCGCCCACATTGAACTGCCTGAGGTCGTGTGTGAGGAGACTACTACCGTGGTAGTACCTGAGCCCCAACCCAGCGAGGCCGATGTCCAGCATCTGGCCATCGCCATCTACCGAGAAGCGGGCGGGGATGCTGTTTGCGATGCCTGCCGCTACCGAGTAGGGGATGTGGTGCTCACCCGTGTGGCCGACCCCCGCTTCCCTGACACTCTGGAGGCCGTGCTCACCCAGAAGGGTCAGTACGGCACCATGTACTGGGACGGCGTGACTTGGCCCAAACGAGCCAGCCTGCCGCAGGAACAGCACGCAGTCGCCCGAGCTGAGGAGACGGCCTACGCCCTGCTGACCGGCACCCATTCCGAGTTGGACGGTCAAGGGTACATTTTCCAAAGCGAGTTCCCCGATCTGGGACACTCCGCGACCACGTGTTGCGGCATCTACTACGCGAAAGGATGAGATGAATGTGGTATGAAGTCGAAAGCCGAATGGACCGACGCCCGGTCTTCAGCAAAGCGGCGCGCGAGGCTTGTCAGTCACGGACAAACTCCTGGGATTATTCGCCGCAGATACATGACGCCCTAATGAAAGCGATTAGCTTCAAGGGTGAGTTCGCCCCTGCAACCGAACGCCAAGAAACAACCAAGGAGGAAACCCCTATGAACACTATGTACACCGAAAAGAACTGCCGCGTTGCCGGCGTTACCTTGGACCCCTACAACAGCAAGGAGTATGCCTACGCCCTGTTCCTGGACGACGTGGAGCTCGGCGACAAGGTAGTCGTCCGTAACTCGGATGGCTCCTTGGTCATGGGCCGTCTGGCCTCTGTGGACAGCCACCCCCACGAGAAGGTGAAGAACGGCTGTGAGGTCATCTGTGTCGTTGACCTGACCGAGTTCAACAAGCGTCAGGAGCAGTTCGCCAAGGTTGCCGATCTGCGCAAGAAGATGGACGCTCGAGTCAAGGCCTTGCAGGACATCGCCCTGTACGAACTGCTGGCCAAGGATGACCCCGAGCTCCAGACCCTGCTTTCCGAGTTCAAGTCTCTGGGCGCCTGAGGAGGTGCCCGGAGATGCCTTACATCTGTATGAACTGCGGCAAGCAGTTTGAGACCCCCGCTGTCGAGGTGGACACGCACAGCCTGCCTTTCTTCTGCGAAAAGCATCGAGTGTCTCCTTGTTGCCGAGACACCTTTGTGGAAACAATGGCCTGCGCCTCCTGCGACGCTGAAATCGGCAAAGGCACGGACTATCACGGTCTGTGCCGCAAGTGTGCCGAACAGACGGTGGAACGCCTACGCTACTTCCTCTACAACGAGTTCACTGAGGCCGAGAGACAGGTGCTGAACGATGCCTTTGACGGCGTTGCACTTACTGACCCCGACGAAGCGAAGGTGATGGGATGAGTCCCGAGGTTTGGAAGGACATTCCGGGGTACGAAGGCCGCTATCAAGTAAGCGACCAAGGCCGGGTCAGGAGTCTGGATAGGAGATGCGCGGCGACCTCGAAAAGAGGGAAGGTGTTTTATCGGTGGCATCCCGGACGGGTCTTGTCTCCGGGTAAAAACACCAGTGAAGTCCCGTATCAATACGTCACGCTCCACCCAGAGAAGCAAAACTTCCTCGTCCATCGTTTGGTCTTGTTGGCTTTTGTAGGCCCCTGCCCGCTCGGTATGGAGGCGAGGCATCTGGATTGTGACTATCAAAACAATAGCCTTTCCAATCTCACCTACGGAACGCACATGGAGAACATGGCCGACAGTCTTGTGGCGGGTCATACCACGAGGAAGCTCACTCCTCGTCAGGTGCGTGAGATCCGTGCCCGCATAGCATCCGGTGAACCCAACCTGCGGATTTGCAAAGACTACGGGGTTTCCGACGTGGTCATATCAAACATTAAACTCGGGAGGACGTATCGTGAAATTCTTGACATTTGACTACGAGACCTACTCCTCCGCCGACATTAAGAAGGTGGGCGCGTATAAATACATCGAGTCCCCGGACTTTCAGGTGCTCCTGTTGGCCTATGCCTTCGACGATGAACCCGTGAAGGTGGTTGATCTTGTGTCTGGCGAGCCTTGGCCCTCGGAGTTCCTCGGCGCCCTCTCAAACCCTAATGTGAGGAAGGGAGGGTGGAATTGTGCCTTTGAGAGAGAGGTGACCCGCCGTGCTTTGGGTATCTACTTGGACCCCGCCCAGTGTGAGGACACCATGATCCTCGCCGCCCAGTGTGGCCTACCCATGAGTCTGGCTGGGGCGAGTGAGGCTCTGGGTCTCGGAGAGGACCAAGCCAAGATGAAGGAGGGCAAGGCTCTCATCCGCTACTTCTGCCAGCCCTGCAAGCCATCCAAGTCCAACGGTCAGCGAACCCGTAACCT